GGCATGGCCGGCTCGCTGGTGCCTGCGGTGATCGGCCAGCCGGCGCAGCTGCTCGACCCCTACCAGCGCGAGGTGGGCTCGGCGCTCGAGGCGATCAAGAACCGGATCCCGGTCGTGCGCGAGGGGCTGACGCCCACGCGCGACATCTTCGGAGAGCCGCAGGCCAACCCCGACCGGGTGGGCGGGATCTCGCCGATCACCGAGCGCACGCTCTCCGACGATCCCGTGCGCAAGGAAGCCGCGCGCCTGGGCGTGGGCAACGCCGAGGCGCCGAAGTCGATCGAGATGCCGAGCGGCGGCGACGCCAAGCTCGGCAAGGTGACGCTCACCCAGGAGCAGCGCGACATCTTCGGCGATAAGGCCGGCCACCTAGCGCACGACATCCTGACCCCGATGGTCAATTCGCCGGGCTGGGCCTACATGCCCGACTTCGTCAAGCAGCGCGCGTTCAAGGAAGTCTTCGCCAAGGCCAACACCTTCGGCAAGTACGAGGCGCTGACCGACGTGCAGCGTCAGCAGGAAATCCAGCGCATCACCACCGAGATCGGCAAGAGGCTGAGCCAGTGATGTTGAGGCTTTCGCACCACCTTGCGATAATGCAGAGCAACCCCGGCCCCCGGATGGACAAGGCCCGCCGCTCCAAACAGGAAACGCCAGCATGACCGTCCAATCCCAAACGTCTCGCGCGGACTACACAGGCAACGGGGCGACGACGCTGTTCACCGTCCCGTTCTACTTCCTGCTGTCGACCGACATTCAGGTGATCCTGACCGACGAAGGCACCTCGCCCGTCACGGTGGCCACGCTGGCGCTGGGCACGGACTATGCGGTGGCCGGCGTGGCAAACCCAGCAGGCGGCTCGATCACCACCGTGGTGGCGCCGACTGCCACGCAGCGCATCTCCATTCTGCGCAGCGTGCCGTACACGCAGCTCAAGCACTACGTGCCCAACGACCCGTTCCCGGCTGCCTCGCACGAGATGGGCCTGGACAAGCTGACGATGGAAGTGCAGCAGCTGGCGGAAGTGCAGTCCCGCGCGCTGACGCTGGCGCCTAACACTGACCCCAGCACGGTGTCGCCGGTGCTTCCGACCCCCGAGTCCAACAAGCTGCTTGGTTGGAACCAAACCGCCACGGCACTGCAGAATGTCGACCCCGCCACCATGGCTACCATCGTGGCGTTCGGCACGGCCAATTCCGATGTGTTCAGTGGCACCGGCGCGCAGACGGTATTCGGGTTGAGCGCCAATCCGGGCGCCATGAACAATCTCGACGTGGCGATCAGTGGCGTCACCCAGCGGCCCGGCATCGATTACACCTGGACGAGCGGCACCGCGCTGACATTCACCGTTGCGCCGCCGGTTGGAACGAACAACGTTCTGGCGCGCTACATGCAGGGGCTACCGCAAGGCGTCTCGGACAGCGCCGCGTCTGTGTGGACCCAGAACGGAACGGGCGCTATTACGCGCACCACCAGCGACAAGCTGCACGACCTGTCGGTGGACCTGTCGGACTTCGTGGGCGCAGACCCCACCGGCAGCACGCCGTCTGACTTGGCGCTGCAGGCGGCGCTCAACACGGGCAAGACCGTCAACTTGGGGCCGTTCGGCAATGTGTGGCGCTTCAACGCATTGAGCACGCGCACAGGCAAGACCGTGGTGTTCGGGCAAGGCGCGCGCGTCAATACCGACGTGATGTTCCTGAAGGTGATCGACGGCTCGGGCAGCCGCATCTTCGGGTTTTCCATCTACCCCGTGACCACGCCGTGGACGATCAAGCGTAACACGACGACGTGGGTGAACGTCTCGGGTGACGTAGTGCAGTCGCTCGAGGGCTACATCCCGAGCGTGCAGGACGCGGACATCTACCCGGGCATGTCGACGGCGCAAAAGAACCTGAACGCCGGCATCAACCCCGCGATGTACTTCACCGCCAGCAGCGCGGCAGGCGTCACCGACGTGGAGATAAACGGCATCCACGGCCGGCAGATCACCATCATCATGGAAGGCTGCGTTTACAGCACCGTCCGCAACTGTGACTTCGGTGCCGGGCAATTGAGCTACGGCGGCATCGTGTGGGTGAATGGCGTCAACCGCCGTTACAACTCGTCCATCCCGGGCTTCGCTTTCCCGCGCGGAGTCGGAAACTCGGCCGACAACAACAAGATCAAGTACGCCACGCTCTGCGCTATTGTCTGGTTCGGCAACGACAATTTCTCGATGTGCAACAACACGTCGGCGTTCAACGGCGAATCCGGCTACAAGCTCTACGGCTACGACGGCGTCGCGGGACCCAGCGAAACATCCGCGTGCATCTCCACGGGCGGCCTCATCGACGGCAACCGGGCGTCCGACAACTACTTCGATGGCTTCGATCTGCAGGTCACCTATCCGCCGATTCCGCCCACGTACGTCTACAGTGGCACGGTGGTGTCGGGGAACACTTCGATGCGCAACCGCCACACGGGGTCGATCACGAATGCCTCCAACATGGTCTATGTTGGCAACCATTTCAACAGCAACGGGACCCACGGCCTGAGCGTGGTCGGCACGGCCAACACCGTGATCGCCAACCACGCCCGCAGCAACTGCACGACCGGGACGACGCTGGTCCCCCAGGTGTTCGACATCATCCTCGAGGGCGATGACTGCGTTGGCGCGTTCAACAACATCTCGAATGCGTCCGCGCCTTCGACGTACAACTATTTCCACACCGGCGCGCTTGGCGCAGCGCCAACGTCGAGCCACGAGGGGCTGGACTTCGGAAACTATTGCGATGGGGGGCTAAGCCGCCTCGCAGTATCCGCATCGATCCCCTCGACGAAGATGGGCATCACCGGTGTGCCGTTCGTGCAGACAACAGGCTACCTGCAGACCGGCAAAGCAAGCAGTCTCCCGAGCAACACCTACACGCTCGTGGACACCGACGTGGCGCTGAACTGCTTCCCGACAGCGACCGCCACCTTGACGCTGCCGAACCCCGCGACATATCCGGGGCGCGACATCATGTTGCGCAACACCAACAACTTCGCCATCAATTCGGCCTCGGCCAACGTGGCGCCCCTGGCTGGTGGCGCCCCGACGACGGCGATCCTGCCGGCCACGCCAGGAAAATGGGCGCACCTAAAGAGTGACGGCAGCGCCTGGCTCATCATGGCGGCGAACTGACGGGAAGGACACTGAATGGACTGGCTCGACCCTGACCGCGTGATGCGGTCGCCGGTGGTAGCGGGCGCGATCGGGTCAATCGTCGCTCTGAAGTCTTCACCAGGCTCGTCCTGGCCGGAGAGGTTTTTCAACGTGCTGTGCGGTGCGCTTCTTGCCGGCTACGCATCGCCGGCGCTCGCAGAATTTTTTGGGCTCAAGACCCCTGCCATGCAGAGCGGGGCAGCCTTTGCCGTTGGGCTGTTCGGCATGAACCTGGTGGCCACGGCCTTCCAGTGGACGAGGGATGCAAAGCTCGGCGACTGGCTGCCGTGGCTCAAAAAGGACTGAAATCATGGGGGTGGTTCTGTTGCTCAACGGAGGGGTTTCCCTGCTGACGGCCGCTGCATTGACTGCCGTGATCCTCAACCCTCGGGTCCACGAGGGTGTTCTCATCAAAGCGGGGTTGATCGTGATGACCTTGTCGTTGTACGCGTCCGGCGCAGTGTCGCTGCTCTCGGACGCGCCACGCGACGCGCTGGTGAACTCGGGCTTCGCGCTGCGCGCGGGGATCCTGATCGTGTGCGCTGGCCTGGGCTGGCGTTTCTGTCGTCCTAACCGAAAGTAGCTATGGCTGATCTGACTGGGCTGGGCGCGGTGGCGGATCTCGCCAACACCGTGATCGGGCGCTTGTTCCCGGACAAGACCGAGCAGGAGCGGCAGCAGCTTGCCGCGGCGCTGACGATCGTGCAGGGGCAGCTCGACGCCAACAAGACGGAAGCGGCGAGCCCGAGCGCGTTCACTTCTGGCTGGCGGCCCGGCATCGGCTGGGTCTGCGCGATGGCGCTGTTCTTCCAGTACATCGCGCGGCCGATGCTGCAGTGGTTCGGCGTGGTGACGCATCACGACTGGCCGCAGCTGCCCGGCATCGACGACAACCTGTGGCAGCTGATGTTGGGCATGCTCGGTCTCGGCGGCCTGCGCACGCTGGAGAAGGTTCGCGGCGCCGAAGCCAACCGGTAGCACGCCATGACAAACCGCGTCTCCCTTTCGATGCTGGACGACGATGTCCTCACGGGCCTTTCCACAACGAGCATGCCGCAACGGAGCGCGGTCGAACTCAGCGGGTTGCCGATCGGCACCGACCTGGCAGCGCGGGATACGATCCTCGTGCGGGGGCCAGGTGGCCAGGTCTACTACGTCCTCCCGGATGGCAGCGGGTACTGCGCAGTCGGCGACTCGCAGGGCGGCGTGTGCCCGGACCAGCTCGGCGCGGTCGGGAATGGCGTCGCGAACGACGCGGCGGCGTGGACGCAAGCCTGCTCCGGCGTCTTCCGCCGCGTGAACCTGCGCCATAGCGCGAACTACCTGATCCTGACGCCGGTGCCGGTCGCCAACGGCGTGAAGATCGTCGGCGTTGCGGGCCGCGACTACACGACGTTCCACAGCTACATCGGGCCGCGTGTCACCGGCAAGACCGGGTCGGTCGTCTTTCTGCTTGACCAGCACGGCAACACCAGCATCGGGCGCTCCGTCACGATGGAGGGCTTCGCGATCGACGGGGTTGACCAGACGTGCCACGGCATCTCGGCCGGATCGGTGCGGCTGAACATCCGCGACGTGAACATCACGAACTGCAACTTCGCCATCGGTGGCGGTGCATCGGGTGGGTGGGCCTACTCGAACACGATGTCCGCGTCGAACGTGATGGTCACGAACTGCGTGCGCGGGATCTCCAGCCCGATCGACAGCCGCTTCGTCGGCTGCGAGTTCGCCAACAACGGCGACAACCTGCGCGCGGTCGCGGGCGCCAACACCAACACCTTCGTCGCCTGCCGGCTGGAGTTCGCCTCTTCCGGCAACAACGTCCGGCTCGACGCCTCCGGCTCGGGCAGCACGGTCAGCTACTGGCGGTTCATCGGCTGCGAGTTCGACCGCGGCGTGGGCTGCTCGGCCTACCTCTCCGCGGCGACCTACATCAGCTTCGTGGGCTGCATGTTCCGCCGCTCGGGGTCGGGCGCTGGCGGTCTCGGCGCGCGCTCGCACATCTTCACCGACAGCTGCGACCACATCACGATCACCGATCCGCAAAGCTCGCACGGCCACGATGATGGTGGTGGCGGGGCCGAGACGCCGGCCTACTTCTACGAAGCCAACAACGTCAACTCGAACGTCATCATCACCGGCGGCGACATCTCGAACGCCTACGTCACCGCGCCGTTCCACTACAACAGCGGCCTCAACAAGACGCAGATGCCGGGCCACAAGGTAACTGGCGTGGGCGGCGTCGACGACTACGACAACGTCTCGAGCCGGAAGAAGGCCAACGGGCGCGAGTTCTTCGACGACTACGACAGCGGCGTGCTGGCGACGAGCGCGGCGCTCACCGCCTCGCTGTCGGTTCCGGGGCCGATCGCCAACGACGTGGAGCACTACACGCTGGCGGTGTGGACGCGCAACGCGGCCGGCAGCGCGCGCAACCTGTCCGCCGAGTTTCCGTTCACGGTGCGCAAGGACGGCGGCACGGCCACGATCGTCTCGGCCAACGTCGGCGGCAAGGAGATGGGCGCCAAGGGCGCCGTCGGTTTCGGCGCGGGCGCCCTGGCCACGGGGACGGCGCAGGCGGGCGGCACGACGACGATCTGCCGGCTCAACGCGGGCGCCTCGGGCACGGACGACATCTTCCTCGGCGCGACGCTGACGGTCACGGGCGGAACGAACCTGGGTTACTCCGGCGTGGTCGTCGGCTACAACGGCACGACCAAGGACGCCCTGCTGCACAAACCCGCGGGCGCCGCGTTCGACAACACCTCGGCGTTCACGATCAAATTCGGCTCGTCCGTGCAGATGTTGGCAGCGAACCCGGTGCAAGACCCCACGACGGGCGTTGTAACATTCGATCTCACGGCAACGAACATCTCGGCGGACCCACAGCGCGTGTGGGCGGAGGTGGTGCAGTAATGAAGGAACCATGCAGACCGTACCACGCGCACTTCTCGCGGACACCGCGGGCGACATCGCGGCCGCAACCGCGGCCCTAGTTTCATCCTTTCGCGGCCACATCTCTGGCCTGACGCTCTCTACTGCCGGCGCGTCCGCGACGTTCGGCGTCGACACCGGCGTGGCCACCAGCAGCAACGCCACCGCGATCATGGCGCTGAACGCAGCGACCACCAAGACGACCAGCGCGTGGGCGGTCGGCAATGGCAACGGCGCGCTGGATACCGGCGCCATTGCGATCAACACCTGGTACTACGTCCACCTCATCAAGCGGCTGGACACCGGCGCGGTCGACATCCTGTTGTCGCTGTCGCCAACGGCGCCCACCCTGCCAGCCGGCTACACCGTGTCCCGCCGCATCGGCGCAATGAAGACAAACGCCTCGTCGCAGTGGCTCAAGTTCGTGCAAGTCGGCGACGTTTTCACGCTTGACAGTCCGGCGCAGGACGTTAACGCCGGCGGCGCGCCGGGGTCGGCCGGTACTGGCTACACGCTCACAATCCCTCCAGCTATAACGGTGGAAGCCCTTTTCGTAGCGGCTTTCAACAGCAGCATCACGCAGTGCGGCCTTCTCATCCAGCCGCCGTTTCTGCCAAACCAGATGGCGGGAACGCCCACAGGTCACTACCAGCTTATCAACCCAGCCGCCGGCGCCACCGCCAGCGTGCAACTGCGACTCATGACGTCAAGCGGCACGTTCCGGTCGACCAGCTTCGGCGGCGGCACTCAGTCGGTCTACATCAATACGATCGGTTGGGTCGACACCCGCGGCAAGGACTAGCCCAGCATCGCATCACCCACCAGGCCCACGGCATCGGTGGCTGTGTCCTCCATCAGCCAGGCGTAGACCTTGGTGGTCTGCGCGCTGGTGTGGCCAAGCATCTGCATCACCTGCTCCAGTGACAGCTGGCCGGTGGACAGCGCGACGGATGCGAAGGTGCGGCGCAGGTCGTGCATGGTCAGGTCGGGCAGATCCTCGTCGGCGCAGATCGTGGCCCAGAACTTCTTCGGCGACAGGATCCCGGTGATGGTGCCGGAGGTGACCGGCAGGTACTTGTCGATCACCTCGCGCGCCGCGGGCGGCAGGTAGATGATCCGGGCGTAGCCGCCATCGTCGGTCTTGTGCTCGTCGAGCAGGATCCGGTTGCCCTCGATGTTGTCGAAGCGCGCATGCGCGATCTCGCCCTTGCGCGCGCCGGTGAACAGCAGCAGCCACACGAAGGCGGCGCTGGCCGCGTTGGCGCCCTCCAGCTCGCGGCGCAGCCGGGCGACGACGCGCGCCAGCTCCTCGCGCGATGCCTTGCGCCGGCGCTTGGTCTCCTTGTTGCGCTTCACGCCGCGGCAGGGGTTGTCGTTCACGGCCGTCCACTTCAGCGGACGGTGCGCGAAGTTGAACATCTTCGACGCCAGCGCCAGCACGCGGTTGGCGGCGGTCGGCGTCTCCTCGGTGATGTCCTCGTGCAGATCGCTCATCACCTCGTAGGTCACCTCGGACAGTCGCAGCTTGCCGATCGTGGGGCCGAGGTGCTTGTTCCAGTTGGTCAGGTCGCCGGCCTTCGATTTCTTCTTCGACGCGTGGCGCTTCCAGAACTCCGCCCACAGCTCGTTGGCGGTGGGCTCATTGCGCGCGTCGACGCGCACGCCTTGCGGATCCTTGCCGGCGGCCACCTCGGCCAGCATGGCCTTGGCCGCGGCGCGCGCCTGAGTCAGCGTGATGTCGCCGTAGTTCCCGATCTTGGGCCGGCGCTGCTTGCCGCCCTTGGTGCGGAAGAACAGGTAGAACGCCTTCTTGGTCGGGAAGCAGCGCAGGTGCAGCCCGTGGATCTCGGCGTCCCGCAGCACGTCGCCGTTGACGGCGGCCTTGATCGCCTTTTCGTTCAGCTCGAGAGCTGGTCGCACACTGGTCGCGGCGGAGGTTGAGTTCACGTGACGCCCCTGTTGTCTAAGTTACTGAAAACGTTACATACAGGATGCTACGTGACCCCCGATTACCTGTCAACAAAAGACTGTTAATCGAATGGTCGCTGGTTCGAATCCAGCCCGGGGAGCCAGCAATACCAAGGACTTACGAGGATCGGGACCCTGGGGACAAGTCGAGCTGGTCGCACACTGGACGCAACGGAGCCGCCGTGTTCGAGCGCAGGCAGCGCTGTTCGAACGCCTCGATCTCGGTGACAGGGTAGAGCACGCGGCGCCCGAACTTCAGGAACCGCGGGCCGTCGCCGGCCACCCGCCAGTTGGCGAGCGTGCCGGTGGAGACGCGCAGCCGCTCGGCGGCTTCCTTGGGGAGCAGGTTCATAGTTCCTCCTCGAACTCGTCTCGCGCGTCGTTGTAGCCGGCGTCGTAGCCTTCCTCCCAGTCGGTTCCTTCCCCGGCCGGGATCGCGTTGTTCTGCCGCAGCCACGCGCTGAGCTTCACTTCCTCGGAGTTGCCGTTCTCCCAGTGGCGGAGCTGTTCCTCGAAGGTGAGGTTGGTGGTGTACCGGATGGTCATGATTCCTCCCAGTTGACTTCGCTGTCGATGAAGGTGTTGAACGCCGCGCGCATCACCTCGATGGCGGGCATCAGGTAGCCGTGCGCCAGCGCGCCGCCTTCGGCGCGGAAGCGGGTGCTCTCGATGCCGGGCGCGACCTGGTGGAGCGCGCGGCCGAACTGGCGGCCATCGGACAGCCAGCCGCGGATGTTGTGCAGCTTGGCCCAGCGCGTGAACGCCTCGTGCAGCCGCTTCTTGGTCAGTCGCTCCGGCCACTCGCCGGCGAAGTCGCCGCCTGCGATGTGACCTTCGCTCAAGCACTCGAACCACCACTTCGGCACCGGCTCGAGCCCCTCGAGCTTCTGCTCGAGCAGCCCTTCCGTCTGTGGCGCCTGGTTCACGTCGACGGCGGAGAGGTCGAAGTCCTTCAGGAAACGCAGCAGGTGCGCGTAGCCGCCTTGCTCCATGCCCACCCGCATGTCCTGGAAGAACTTGCGATCCTGGCGGCGGCCATCGCCGACGGTGAACACGGCGAAGCGGCGCTCGTCGCTGGAGGCCGGCGCCACCCAGTCCTCGTTGCCGATGATGGCCACGCGGGTCAGGTTGTCGACCTTGTAGGGCTCGCGGTTCTTGCGCTCGATGTTGTGCTCGGCGCCGGTGACCAGGCCCTTGAGCCGGCCCTCCGCGCGCTTGTCGCCGGCCCACGCCGCCTCGTCGAGCACGAGGAACAGGCAACTCTCGAGGTGAGCGTTGAAGTTGCTGAGCAGGTAGCGGTCGTCGTCGGCGACGAAGAAGTGCGACTTGAACAGCGCGCCCACGCGCTCGACCAGGGCGTTCTTGCCAGTGCCCTTGCGGCCGCGGAACACGAGCGCGACCAGCGGCTTCTCCCACGGCCGCTGCACCAGGTGGGCGAAGAACCCCATCAGCCAGTGGCACAGCCGCGTGTCGCCGCCGCACACGTTCTGCAGCGCGTG